GAGGGCCTCGTCAACACTCTCCCCGAGCAGCCATGCCTGAATCGGGACCTGTTGAGCAGTGCCGACCAGCAGCTTCGAGAACCAGCTGTCAGCGCCAGCATAAGAGCCGGCCACGTCCATGTACTTGTCGAGCTCATCGAGGCGAGCCTTGTCGGCCTCGTTGTCGGGGTTGTCGAAATTGGTGAGCTGCCTGTCACGAATTTCGGCAACCTCGGTCATGGCCCAACCGGACTGCCAGCCAAGAGACATCTGGCGATAGGCACGTTCGAGCCGCGAGAGCTCTTTGTGGTCACGCTTCAGAACCGTGATGTGGTACGGGTTTTCAGAGACGAACCGATTGAAGGCCGGAGCCCCGTTGATCTGGTCGGTGTACTCCTCGTAGTTGAAGCTCTCCTTGCGCAGCTGGTCCTCGAGGTTATCGAGATCTGCGTCGACGACCTCATACGGTAGCCGAGTATTTGCCTCTACTGCCCAGACACGGGCCGCGCGATCGTAGTCTCCGGCGTCGAGCTCGTTGGCTACAGTGAGACGCTGCTGCTGAGTCTGCTTATGCTGATTAGCCTCCTTGTCCCGCTGGAGCCGATCATAGATGTCGTCAAAGGTGCTACTCACCAGACAGGATCTCCCTGACCCGCTGTTTGATCTCGTCAGGTGTCATCTCATGTACGTGGCCCCACTTCAACGTGAAGTACGCTCGCTCATATTCGTTCTGAGACGGACCAGCGCCAAGAGCTGTAGCAAGACTCTGTAGGTGGTCCCTGTAATTGACCGCTATGCCGGCAGACGATGTCGTGTAGACGTCAGTCGCTGCCTTGCTCCATGTGAGTCGAGCCGTCTCGCGCTGCTTCACTGACATCGCTGCAATCGGAATCATGTCGTCCCGGTCCTTGTCGGCCCAGAGTAAATATGTATCCGTGAACGCCATCGGTTTCATAATCTCAGCCAGGATCGCATAGCGCTCAGTGTTGGAGAGCACCTGATCGGCCGTTGCCCGGTCCATCTGAAATACGAGCTGCTGATAGGCCTGATAGTCCTCGATCTCACGACCGACCTGCGGAATAAATCCAGCGCGCACCAGTGCGGAGTTGACCATCTGGTTGTTGGTCAGGCCGCCCGGAGGCTTGGGACCAGTCTTGCCGGTTTTGAGTAGATCCTGCTGGTCGACCAGTGACTTGTGGACCTCCTTGGTCAGGGACATGCGCCACTCAGGCTGCTGCAGATCCACGATGACTTTCTGCTCGTCAGGGATTGCGCGCCACGTTGCATAGGACACGGGCATTCCGCTCGCCTTGGCCTGCTCTTGTGTCCACATCGTAGCCTCACCGAACTCGCGATCCTCGAGGAACGCCTGCCAGTCGGCATCGAGTGCGTTGCGCTGGCCGCCCGACAGAATCGCCAGATCATCGGGATTCATAGAGCTCGGGTTGATACCGTTGCGAATGCCGGCAGCGCCCTGAGTCATAACTCGGTTTTGATCGTCGACGATCTCGTTGCGCTTGTCGTCTCGGTACTGCCGGCCAAGCACCAGGGCCTTCTCGCGCACCTCTGCATCTGCCCCCTTGGTCGCTTCGCGGATCAGGTCCATCAGCGCACCAGTGTCAGTCGGGCTGGCGGCGCGGGCCACGTCAAAGATCTCCTGAGCAGCGCCGAGAGTGGCATCGATCTCGTTGGCCTTCTGTGTGGCCTCGAGCATCGCGACGGCTGTGTCCAGAGGCAGGAAGTCAGCGACCGATCCTGAGCCGAGGCCTGCCTTGATGTCATCATCAGTGATCGGCTTGCCGGTTGTCCGACGATGCGTGACTGAGGCCTCGAGGAGCACCTCGCGATCAGCTGCGTCCATGCCGCGCAGTCTGGCAAACGCTGTGTCCTGTACCCACGTCTGGAGGACGGCCTTGTACTGGTTGGCATCGAGGTAGCCAGCATCCCTGAGCGCAGTGGCCTCCTCGAGGACGCCGAACATGGCCTCCTGAGCATCCTGTGCGTTGTCGGCCGTGAGAATGATTGCCTTGGCATCCTGAGCGTGAGAGTTGAACTGCTCGATGCTGTTATCGATCCGCTTCTTGCGGGCGCTGTCACTGACTGTCACAGAGCCGCGCTCGTTCATCAGGCGAGCCTCAGCGTCGAATAGCTGCTGGTCTCTGGTTGAGCGGACGGTCGGGTACAGGCGCTCGAAGTGACCCTTCATGGCCGCGCGGTAGCGATCATCCTGAGTGTCAAAGTCCATGTCATCCTTGAGCTTCTCCTGCTCTTGGATGCTGGCGATCAGATACTCATTTTTGGCTGACGAGTAGGCGAGAGCGTCGTCCTTCTGCTTGTGCTCAATCGCCATCTGAGTGAACGTGCCAGCAGCTCGTTCCAGAGCACTGGCCACAGCCATCTCACCTTGGCCAGGTATGTCGACTCGACTGGACCGAAGGCCTACTCGTGCGCCGTAGTCTGCAGCTTGTGGAAGTGTTGCCATGTTAAAACTCCGCGCTGGCAAATAGGGTTAGTCCAACGGTGTCGATGTCGCCGCCGCCGCCAGTAGGGCGCACCCTGAGAGTGCCAATAACAGTCGATTCGCCAAAGTTTCTGGTGGTGCTAAAGACGATCAACGGGCCTGAGCCCGGATGCCATACTTCGCTCGCAAGTGTCTGGACGCCGTTCACAGCGCCGGACGAGACATCCAAGCGAAAGTCGTAATCAGCGATGTCGAGGACCCCGCAGCCACCATCCCATCTGGAATGATCGCCTTGGTTGCCGGCCTGAATGAACGTCTCGATCGCACCGTCAGCATCGATCTCAATTCCGGCCAGAGCTACGCAGGGCTGAATGCAAGCGTCAGCCTCGAATATGTTGAAGGCCGTGAACTGAGGAGCGCAGGCCGCCGCTTCTCCGCACATTGATTGATACAGGGCCTGCAGCGCACTCATGTCAGCTGACGCCCCGCGATCTTCCACTGGCCTGCAGCGTTCTTGTACGCGACGGCCATGCCGCCCGAGGCCAGCGTTCTGGTCCCGGTCGTGCCATCGTCAGCGAAGATCAGCGTGTCGGCGCCTGCGATCGCAATGCTCAGGGTGCCACCGCCATCGTTGTCGAACGCAATGTAGGTGCCGATCTTGTACGGGACCGTGGCCTCGTCAGCGATAGTGTAGGTCTCGCCTGCGCCACCGGAGTCCTTGCGGATCGTCTTGCCTTTGTCGGCCAGTACGGTCGTGTAGTTGCCGTTCTGCAGGTTGACGTCAGAGCGTGACGGATCGAGCAGCTGGTCGGTGCCGATGTCCGAGGTGAACATTGGCACGTTGTCGCCTTCGGACTGCACCCAGAACTGACCGAATGCGGTGATGTCGAAGTCGGCCGAGGCCTGCTCAGCGACTCGCAGCGGGCTCTCAAAGTGAACCCGAGGAACGATGTCGATATAGCTGAAGCCACCAGTTCCGATCATCGTGCAGATGCCAGCCGCGGTGCTGATCGATAGCTGGTCGACGCCGTCCTGAATCAGGATCGAGCCAGTCGTGCTGATGGATCCAGTCGTCGGGCTGATCGAGACGTCCGGCGAAACGATCCAGCTTGTGCCGGCAGCATCGCCAATGAGCACCGAGCTCGTTGCCGGCGAGGGCAGGGATCCAGCAGCCTCGAGCGTCCATGCAGCGTTGTTGCGGACGTAGGAGCTGCCGTCGATCGGAGCCTCGGCAATGCCAGCCAGGGTCGCGTCGTAGTAGACGATGAACGGGATGGCGTCCCACCCAACTGTGATCGGTGTTGGCACTCCGTCGACCTGATACAGCACGATGTCGGTCATGGCTGCGCGCCAGACCGGAACGATGGTGCCGCCTACGATGTCACGGTTGCCGTCGAAGTCTCCGGCGCGAGTCCACGCCGAGGTCTCGATGTTGTAGATGCCGTTGTCGATCGGATCCGTCTGAGCGATGAGCAGCACCCGATCTCCGACTGACGTGGTGTAGCCGCCGATGGTGCCGCCAGCGCCGCTCAGCGTCGGGATGTTTACTGCCGAGACCGTTTTGACAGGCGCCTTGATGGCCAGCCCGCCGACGAACGAATCGACGCGGTAGTTCTGTGTGGAGGTCATCAGTCGCCCCAGAGTCGTGGAGGAATAACAGGCGAGTAGTTACCGCCCGGGCTTGGGATCCTCGGATCGATCCAGAGCTTGCCGGCATTATGGCCTGCCGGGACCGGAGAGTAATTCGTTCCGCGCGGGCCGAGCCCTGTCGGTTTTGCCTGCTGAGCAGGTTGGCCAGGGTTGCCCATGCCGACATACGCGGACACGGCCGAGGTGATGCCATCGATCCAGCCAGCTTGCTGAGCTGCCTTGCCCTCGCGCTCTGCCGCTTCAGCGCGGAACTCGAGGCCCTCAGCTTCGTTGAGGCCGTTCCAGAGCACGGACATGACGCGATACTCGCCTTCAGTGTTGAGATCCCCGAGGAGTTTCGTCAGGCCGGCTGTACCAGCTCCTGACACTCCAGCGACCGCTATGGCGCGTGAGTGCATCAACTCCTTGTTGCGGATCTCCTCGGCCATCTCGCGAGACGTAATGGCCATCGTGCGTCCGGCTGCTTCACGGATGCCCTTGGCTTCCTGATCCTTCAGCTTTTTCGCCTGCATACCCTTGTATGCTCCGGCGATCAACAAGACTGCTGCGACTGCTATTTGTGCCATTTATCGAACCATCCGTAGTAAACGCCTTGCAAGTGCTCAAACCCCAATCGGTTCATCGTCACGCAGCTCTGCGTCGTGGTTGCAATCGCGACTACCGGGCCGCGATATTCCCTGCACCAGTCGAGGCTCTTTTTCAGAGCCCGCATGATGGTAATTGATTTGAGGTAGGGCGTCAGCTTGTCGCTGTGGTCTGTAAAGAATTTGCCGACACCGTTCTCACGAACAATGCCAATGAATCCGTGCGGTACATCGTCGAGCAGCAGCACATACGCCCTGACCGTGGCACTCATTGGAGCGCCAAAATACGTGATGATGTCCTCGGCAGTTGCGTATCGGTAGCTTATCTTCGGCGCTGGTTGCTGCGCTTCTCGACGCTCTCGAACTCCGCTATCGCTGCCAGGATCGTTGCTGGTTTCGGTGCTGTTGCTTGGAGACATATTCTCGAATCTGGTTTCCACTCCCCGCCGAACGAGAAGTTGTCCTCGTGGTAATCCTCCCAGACGAAATCTGGGTCCGTGACCTGCCCCTTCTCGACGCGGGGCATGTCGTACAGGTTGTCGAAGTCCGGGCCATACTGCAGGCCCTGATTGTGCAGGTTCTGCGCGATGAAGCCGAGACGGTTGACCTTCTTGCGCTCCAACATTCCGATGCCATCGAGGCGACCGAGCTTGGCGCTCTTGAACTGGGCGTCGTACACCAGTCCGTAGACGATGTTCGAGTATTCGGCCGGCAGATCCAGCTCGCCCGGGGTGCCGAACTGCGTGACCGTGTAGGTGCCGATGTCAGCGCCGTCAGCCCAGACGCCGACCTCGAGGCCAGCGAGACGCTCTAAGCCAATGATTTGATTGGTCGGTGCACCATCGTACTGGCCCCATGCGTCGAGCATGTAGTTGTTCAGGCCACCGATTGCCTCGGTCTCCTTCGACCACTTCAGCAGGAATCGCTCCTCGCCATTGACCGAGTTGAATCCTTCTACCGTGTAGTAGACCTGATCCTCCTCCTGCCCTGGCAGCACTGCGACGTCCTCGACGTTCCAGTTGCCAACACCACCGAGCTCGATGTCCACCCAACAGATGACGTTCTCGAGGCGGTCGTAGACCAGCATCCCGACAGTGCCATCAGCGCGGACGCAGTGGATCCTGACGTCAGGCTTCATCTGCACGGCGATCTGAGTGATGCCGGCGATGTTGAAGTCTGGCGCAAAGACCGACAGATCGATGCTCATGTAGTCCGTGGCGTCCGGGCTATAGCTGAGCTCGTACAGGCGCTGCAGCGTCCGGTCGACGAACACACCCTTGGAGCTGATCGTCTTGATGTTGAAGTTGGTCGGCGTCAGGGCCTCGTCGAACGAGCTCGAGCGCACACCGAGAGGGTGATTGCCGTCCATGCGGGCGGCATCGATTGGCGCTGCATTCTCGGACGTGCCGATGAGCAGGCGGCCAAATGACTTCAGCCAGCTGATGACGCGGATCGGGCCTGAGCCGATGTTGCGATTGATCGGTCCAGAGTCGCCTTCGGTCTCGTCATCGAACGATTCGTAGTTGTCCGACACGGATCCCCAGATGCGATCGAGGCCAGCGAACCAGAGCCGATTCTCGTGGATGTCGACAGTCGACGGCCAGCCGTTATCCATGCCGCCATTCCACTGACCGATCTCCCAGTCCTTCGTGGCCAGCAAGGAGCCGAAGGGCTCGATGACGTAGGCGCTGATGACGGTCGGAGACGTGTATCCATTCATGCGAGCAATGCCCGTGATGGATCCGTTGGTATAGCTCAGCGTGCAATTGATCGGGCCAGAGGTGAAGTCGCCAGCCTTGACGCCGATCCGGTAATAGATGATCTGGTTGTCCTGCTCATCGAGGTAGGTCGTGTTTGTGTTGATGGTGTACTGAGGCGTCAGGTCGTTCCATGGACCTGTGTCAGATCCGATGGAGAACTGCACTGTGACCGTGCCGGATCCGGGCGGGATGTTTTCGATGATGATGCCGAAGCGTCTGGCCTCGCCACTGCCGGAGACGCGGATTGCCGGCGAGAACTGATCGGCCGCGTTGACCGCTTGCGTCACAACCTGGCCCTGCGATGCGGCACGAATCAGAGCGCCGGCACCGAAGATACTGCCACCCATGGTCTGCTCGAATATCGGCTCGCTGGCGGTGATCGTGATGTCGCCCTCGATGGCCGAGACCGAGATCGTCGTGGCTGACACGTTGAGCGTGTTGAACGGGCCATCCTCGGGGCCGTAGTCCACCACCGACCACGAGCGTCCAGTGCCGCGGCGTTCGATCTTCTTGGTTTGCAGGCCAGCTGCCGTGCAGTAGATGACGTCGCCGGACTGCGCCCATCGAACCGATGCAACCTGCTCGTCGGTCGACCAGCCAGTGCCAAAGGAGACAGGGCCAGCGCCAGCAAGGACGCATTGACTGACGATGCAGCGATAGTTGCGATCGTTGGCCAGCTCGATGAAAAAGTGATCCTGCCCGGGAGTGAATGCGATGTTGTGGACGCCTTTGCCGAGCTGCGTCTCCGTGACCAGATCGTCGTCGTTGACGGTCGTGCCAACACGTAGCCGGCAGAATTCTGTCGACACCGTGATGACCAGCGCGTGCTCCACGGCCGTCTCGCCAGCATCCACTTCGACGCGCTGCGTGACCTTGGCGTAGTCCTCGCCTGTACCGTCGAGGTTCAGGACGTTCGGGATCGTGGCGGCAGCACCAGACTCAGCTGTCGCGCCGGGGTCTGAGTCATCCTGCCAGTCGTTCGCACCCACACCCAGGGCAGCGTTGAACCCATCGTCGGTGACGGTTGCGATGACAGCGACACGCTCGAGCAGGACATCGTCGATGCGGATTCGTAAATACGAGCCCTGCCCAAATTCGAGCAGGGCCGTATCGTCGACGCCAAAAACGAATGGCATCTGGCGCACCAGATTGAGGTCCTCGTTCATCGTGTCGATGTACTTCAGACCGGGCCTGAGCATCATCGAACCGAGCACCCGAGGCACAAAGTTCTTTTGGATCTCCGCAGACATTGCCATGCGGTCGAGATCCTGACGAGCCAGTCCTCTGCTTGAAATTACTCCACGGTTGAATGCGAGGAGTGTCTTTTCGCCAGTAGCCATGGCTTATCCGATCAACTGGTTGCGACTGCCGCGATCTCCGCTACTGCGGAAACCCTGCCGCGATCTGGACCAGCCACCTCGAGGAGCAAACTTGGCCGGCTCCTCCATGGCATCGACAGCCTTCGCCTCCGCGAGCCAGTATTTCCACTTGCGCATGAGATCCGTCTCATTGGCATCGAGGCCGATCAGGCGGGGCCCGACCTTGTAGGCCATGTAGTGCTCGGCCATCTCCGTGAAGTTGTGCGTCCAGAGACTGAAATCGCCGCCGAACTGCGAGTCGTCGCTGACGTATTTGACGTAGATCGGATCTGCGTCAGAGAACCACCACTGGCCCTCTCGGGAGTAGCGTGTGATTGGCAGAGCGAAATACTCGTCGTAGCAGACCGCCATCGTCCTGAGCCAGTCTGTCGGGGAATCGAACCCGTACTGGTAGCCGAAGGACGGCGTCACAGAAGGGCTCGAGTCGAGCTGCACGGTGCGCTGAGCGAATGCCCATTGCCCCATCTGCAGCACGCGCCTGACGAAATTGTTGTCCCAGATTTCGTCGAGCTTGTAGCGGGGCTCACGATTCTCAGTGAGATCCGCGAGTTTGCGCTCGCCAAGGATGCTCAGAGCGCCGTTGTAGATTGAGAGCTTGTCAGTCATGTCTTACTCCAGGCCTGCGCATCCCTGCGCAAATGTTCAGTCCTTGATCGGCTACCGTTGCACCGCTGCCTCGTGGTTTTGGGCATAGCGCCGAGCAAGAGTCTCTGTCTCGAATCCGTCCTTGAGAGGCTTGCCCTCGCGAATGACGGCCCACTTGTGATGCGTACCTTGGAACTCGACCTTGTAGATCGACGGCAGGTTCACCTTGGCCGAGGCCGGGGTGAGCTCGCAGAAGGACTCCATCGAAACGTGGGCGAACAGGCGTCCGGCGCCTGCTACATGCAGCACCAGTTTCCACGCCATGTTGTCGGGAAGGCAGACGATCGTGTCACCCGGTCTCAGGTGAGTCGCGATGTGTTGCCAGTAGGATTCGTCCTTGAGGATCTGCTCAGGCGTGATGCCCTGTGGCACCTCGATACGCCAGCGGTTGCTTTTTTCTACCTCGAGACCGAAGCGGGCCTCGGTGATTGGCGTGGCCTTTTCGATAGGCGTGGCCTCGATCTCCGTGGCTTCTTGATCTTCGAGTGTTGCTGCTGCTTCAGACATCTATGGTCTCCGTGACAAGAAAGGGCGAGCCCGGATGAGCTCGCCCTTGCATTGTCGCGCTTGACTCGTACCTACGTCAATTACGTGCCGTTGACCATCGTTACCAAGCCAGCAGCGTCGACTACGGTGACGATGCACATATCGACAAGACCGAGGTTGTCATCTACGACGAATACGATGTCGTTGACTGCAACTCCCTTGTCGAGACCGTCACTAATGTAACCAGCGCCAATGACCGTGAGAACAGGATCAGCAGAGCGATAAATGTGCATCGCCGCACTGAAGCCTGCACCGGAGGCAAGCGGCCCTTCAGCCGAACCGACTCGAGGGAAAGCCGTAACCAAACTATGAGTATCATATGCCATGATTCGTTCTCCCGATTAGGCCAGCAGGGTGTTGTCGACCGCGTTGACCACGACGATACCACTATTCTGCAGAACCTGTGAGCCCATGTAGATCGTGCAGCGAGACCACGAATAGTCCTGCTCCTCGTCATACCCCGCACGCGCCTCGATGTTGTCCGAGTTGTACGCATGTCCCAGTGCATTCTTGTGATACGCGAAGCACTGTGCATCGGCCGATCCTTCGCCCGGAAGCTGAGGATGTACGATCCAGTTCATGCCCAACCAGCGATAAGACTGCTGGCGGTCACGCCATGCTTCCGGTGTGCCGTCGATCGGGCCGTTCGAGCTGAAGTCCCGAGAGGTGAAGGCTGCCAGAGTCAGCATGGTTGCCTCGAAATGAGGCGTTGCCAGGAACGTGATCTGGCTATCCCACGGAACATCAGCCTGACCGAGACGAGTCTTGGCCTCGAGGCAGAGGTTCAGGGTAGCAGCAGCTGCCGCGCCTGTGTTGATGGTGCCGGTGTTGAGCTCGGTGATGATGTCCGAGTCAATCTTACGATTGATGACGGCCATGCAAGTCGACTGCATGATCGCGCGCTGGTTGCCCTGCGATGCGAAGATATTGAAGTCGGTCTTGCGCACAAGATCGTGCCATTCGACCAGAGTCGCAACTGGCTGCGAGAGGTCGTCGCCGCGTGCGGGGATTAGCCCGTTCACGCCGCGTGTCTTGGCGGTTGCGCCGCCAGACCCGGCTACCAGAAACGTCGCCTGATTGCCTTTGATGACAGCCTCAGTCGTTACGCTCTCGCGTAGGAGTGACTGGTGCTGCTCAAACGCGGCGATGAATTCCTGCCGGTATTGAATTTGAAACGCTGTTTCAGCCATTTGGCTTCTCCCAGATGAAAAGAATAATCCGTTATTCCACTGATCGGGGTAGCCTGATTTGCGGTGAGAGGGGTGTCCTTGCGGGGCCTCACACGTTGCGGCTCAGGGGCCGGGGGGCGTCGGGGCTGCGAGTGCAGGGTGTCCGGCTAAGCGTGGTGCAGCAAATTTAACTCAGGAATACGTCGATGACAAGGGCGACTGCACAGTCATGCCACCGCCAGCCTTGTTTTTCTTTTCTTCTCTGGCCCGGTACTCGGCCTTTTGCTGTGGCGTCATACCTTTCCCGCGCTTGTTCAGGGCGTCAAAATCCGTGACCTCCTTGCGATCGAAACCGCCATGCGCCCACGTTCGGTGTATGGGGTTGCCGAAGTTCACCTTGCCACTTTTTTTGAAGCTCTCGAGCAGGTCGCCCATCAGAGTCTATTCCCTTCAGGGCCCAGTGCTGTGCGCGGATTCCTGCGGCCCGGGACCCTCGTCTGACCGCGACCACCACCGCCGCCTACATTGCTGCCACGGTCTCCGATAGGCAATCCGGTCAGCACACTGGATGGCGATAGCGCATCACCAGGCTTCCCGGTTTTCTTCTTGTTGAACAGTTTCCTCATCAACTTGCCCATCAGTAGCTCCCTGCTTTTGACATGGCTGATCGCACCGTGGCGGTACGCTTGCGTTTCGTTGCGACCTTTTCCTTGACGTCAGTCAGGACCGTCGACAGACCTCGCTCATTGACCGTGGCGGTGTAGGCCGCCGCACCCTTGAGCTTCGGCTTCTTTTTCTTGCCCATGCTTAGATCGTGTCGCCGGGATTCGCTACGTTGTTGCTCGCGAGCAAGATGTCGTCACCGGGCTGCAGGCCAGCGGTGATGAGGTCTCCTGGTTGCTCGATTGACATGGTGTTCTCCTATGCTGATTTTCTCTTTTCGTGCTCGATGCGAATATCGAGCAACTCGATGTAGCGGTCCTGTATCTTCTGATCTTCATTGTACGCCTTGCGATCCGTGCGCATCAATTTCTCGATGCTGGCGATCTCCTCGTCCAGCGACTCGACAGCTGTGCGGCCGGTCTGCGGAGCGAGCTGAGCAATCGGGTTGACAGTGCGTGACAGCGTAGCGAGGCCCTCGAGGACGCCGGGGATGTTCATAATCGCGCGGCCTTCGGTGTCTCTGGCATTCAGGATCGACTGCGCAATTTCCTCACCGAACGTGGTCTCGATCAGCGAACCAACCAGATTGATGTTGGCGCGATAGTCCGTGCCCCATTCCTGACGCAGCGCATCCTCTGTTTCTTGATGGTGCTGGTGATCCAGCTCAGCCAGGGCATCCTGCTCGCGCTCTGCGAAACCGTTGTACCACTCGATCGCCTTGTGCATGACGCCCGGTTCGACGTTCATCTCGTGCATGGCGCCAGCAAAGTCCTCGAAGATGGCCTTGTCGTTGTCACCCATGACCAGCCCCTCGGGCAGGTTCTCGAGGTAGCCGCCAGCCTCGGCCGGGATGCCATTGGCTTCACGGTAGGCTGCGATGTCCTCGGGGGTAGCGTCTGCGTCCGGGGCCTGCTTGAAGGCGCCGGAGCTGATAGTGGCTCGTTGCTCGCGGAAGGCTTTGCCCAGATCAGCGGGCGACTGGTATCGCTCCAGCTGGCTCTTGAACTTGTCGTCCTCGCCGGCAAAATCCTCGCGCCAGTTGCGGTCCTTGGCGGCCTGCGCATTCTCGAACAGGGCGTCAGGCGTCTCGAAGCTCTTGAGGAACTCAACACGCTCAGGCGGCGTTTTGTCAGTTACGAATCCCTCGAACCAGTCCGGCTCATTCGGGTCGTTGATCGGGTTGTCAATATCACTCATCGTTGTCCATCTCTCTGGTGGCTACTTTGTCGGGGTCTGTCCTTGTCGGGGCTGACTTTAGCATCCATACCAAAGTGGTTCCTGCAAATCGTTTGCCTTCAGAGAAGGCGGTGCCATACGGGTCATCGGGCCTGTAGCTGATGTCGTGCGTGCCGAAGGCGCGGACCATGTACTCGAGAGCGGCGATCTGCTGCCGCTCGCTGGCCGTGCCTCTGGCCAGGGCCCTGACTGACTGCACCTCGAACTCGGTGTAGTCGGGCCGGAGCAGCGGATTCTTGTGCGGCAAGCACTCCGCTACGGTGTCCTTGATTTCGGTCATGCTGCCTGAGCTGTAGCCATACTGGCCTCAGCCTGAGCCACATCCCTTGCGGCTGCTCCTCCTTTGGTTGCGAGCTCAGCCTGCTCCTGCATGGCTGCCATCTGACTCGCTTCTTCGATCTGGGCCTGTACCTCCTCCAGTGGGACGAGGTTCTTGGCCGGCAATCCGATACCCTCGAGGGCATCGCGAAGCGTTCCATTGATGTCGACGTTGTAAGCGGCGGTCGGATCCAGCTCCATGGCCGCGGCGAGCAGGTCGCGCGTCTCCATGAAGATGCTGGCGTCCTTGCGCTCTATCGCATCGTGTAGCGGTGAGACAAACTTGAAGTGGACTTCCCGGCCCTGCAGCTCTCGCGGCATGTCTTGGATCGATCCGAAAGCGCCAGCACGTAGAAGCAGATCAAAGGTATCTTCGCAAAGTTGGCCGTTGTATTCATGTTCCATCGGCTCGAATAGTGGCAAGGCTGCCCTGACATATTCCTCTACGCGCTGGCCCACCTCGAATGCCGTCATATCCCCTTCGGGTGGCGGCAGTGTCAGTTTGTTGATGTAAAACGCCTCAGCCAACATGGCCATCTGCGTGTCACGTTCGTTGTAGCCTTGGGGCAGTCCGCGGCGGTCCTGATTGATCGGCCGGAGCCCATCACCCTTGCGCCTGTCTCTTATACACATCTCCGAGCCCACGAGACCGTACTAGATCTCGTAT